GCCCTTGCTGCCCTTGGCACGTTGGGCTATATGTTGTCCAAGAGGGGCGACAAAAAAGACGACAAAAAAACTGATGAATATAGAGCCGACCCGTTTGGGGCTATGAGTCAGGCAGAAAGAGACGCTCGTCCCAGCATAGAAGAGCTGGATCAAAGAAAGAGGGCCGACGAACAAGGCAAAGAACAAGAATCCGGTGATGCAAGCGTTGCTGAAAAGTATGCGGGTCCAAGAACTAAGCCAATCGTCACTGCAACAACGGTAAAGCCTGCTGCGCGTAAACCCGTAGTTAAGTCACGTCCTATGAGTCCAGCTATGGATGCTTCAATGCAGGAAGCTAACGTCGGTAGTCCAATGACACGTGCTGAATACGATATGGGGATTAGTAATGTCCCACGCCGTAATTCTTACTACAAAAAGGGCGGCAGTGTAAAGAAAATGGCTTCTGGCGGCATGGCTTCTTCCGCTTCCAAACGTGCTGACGGTATTGCCACCAAAGGCAAGACCAAGTGCAAAATGTATTAAGGAACAATTATGCCAATGACACCAGCAGCAGCTAAAAAATACAAGCCCCGGCGCACGCCCGGGTCCCCCGACGACGCTGTCTATTCGGATACTAAGAAAGCCGCTATGGATGAAGCCAAGGCTATGAAAGATACCGAAGACGCTACAGCAGCGTATAACAAGTCTTTGACTACTGAGAACAAAGCAAGTGGTGGAACAGTCGGCTCAGCTTCCAAACGAGCAGACGGTATTGCCACAAAAGGTAAAACCAACTGTAAGATGTACTAATCATGATGGCATCCCGTGGTATGGGCGCTATTCGCGCCAGCAAAATGCCAAATGCGAAACGTAAGGCTCGCAGGGATGACACCGACTTCACTCAGTACGCTGATGGTGGTAAAGTAAACGCTGCTGGCAATTACACAAAACCCAGTCTTCGCAAGAGGATTGTGTCCCAAGTAAAAGCCGCAGCAACCCAAGGAACTGGCGCAGGTCAGTGGTCAGCGCGTAAAGCGCAGCTTGTCGCCAAGAAATACAAAGCGGCTGGCGGGGGTTACCGAGATTGAAAGCGCCTCAGAAATCATTGAAGGACTGGGGCGACCAAAAATGGAGAACCAAAAGTGGCAAACGCTCTTCTGACACGGGTGAAAGATACCTTCCAAGCGCTGCGATTAAAAGTCTCAGCCCTTCTGAGTACGCTGCAACAACGCTGGCGAAACGTAAGGGCAAAAAGGCCGGGAAACAATTCGTAGCCCAACCAAAAAAGATCGCAAAGAAAACAGCAGGCTTTAGATAATGGCAACTACTTCTGGCGCATCCAGCTTTAATCTCCAACTCGATGAATTGGTCGAGGAGGCGTTTGAACGCGCCGGTGGTGAGTTGCGTACTGGCTACGACCTGCGTACTGCACGCCGCAGTTTGAACATCATGTTTGCAGATTGGGCCAATCGCGGCATCAATATGTGGACTATTGAGCAGGGTGAAATAACTCTAGTTCAGGGCCAGAATACGTACGCTTTGCCAGACGACACAGTGGATTTGATTGAGCACGTTATCCGTACGCAAGCTAACGTAGCTTCAACACAAGCTGACTTAACAATCACGCGTATTAGTGTTTCTACCTACGCTACAATCCCCAACAAGATTCAACAAGCCCGGCCCATTCAGGTCTGGGTTCAGCGCTTTAACGGTCAAAACTCCCCTATTGCAGCCACGTTAACCACAACCATTACGGCCACAAGCACTGAGATTGTGCTAAACGACGTGACGGGTCTCCCTGCTACTGGCTTTATTAAGATTGATGACGAGATCATCAACTACGGCTACATCACACAGAACACAAACGCTACATCCGGAACACTTTACAACTGCTTCCGTGGCCAACAAGAAACCATTGCCGTAGCCCATACTGCAGCAGCTACTGTGTACTGGGCGCAAGTTCCAGCTATTACAGTTTGGCCAACTCCAGATTCAGCCCAGCAGTACACGTTTGTTTACTGGCGCTTACGCCGCACGCAGGATGCGGGTGGTGGTGTGAACGTGATGGACATTCCGTTTAGATTTATCCCATGCTTGGCCGCTGGCTTAGCGTATTACTTGGCGTTGAAGATTGCCGGTGGCGCTGAGCGCCTGCCTGTACTAAAGCAGCAATACGACGAAGCTTGGGAGTTGGCGGCAACGGAAGACCGAGAGAAGGCCGCTGTGCGGTTTGTACCTCGTCAGCAGTATATTGGGGGCACCTGATGGGTAATCGGTTTGCTTCTGGCAAATGGGCGATTGCGCAGTGCGACCGTTGCGATCAACGGTTCAAGTTAAAAGTATTGCGTAAAGAGATCATCAAGACGAAAAACTATGACTTGTTGGTTTGCCCTGAGTGCTGGGATCCAGATCAGCCACAGTTGCAACTAGGTATGTATCCAGTTGATGATCCACAAGGCTTGAGGAATCCTCGCCCTGATCGGAGTTATTATCAGTCTGGTTTGAGTGGATTACAGCTTACAAATACCAATAGCACCGCAGTAGATGCTAATGGGTTTCCAGAGCAGGGCAGTCGAGTTTTTCAGTGGGGATGGAACCCCGTTGGTGGGGCACGCGGCCCTGATGATGGTTTAACACCAAACTACTTGGTTTTAAACGTGGAAATTGGTACAGTTACGGTTACAACGACATAAGGAGTCGAACATGGACAAGAAAGATTTAGCCCAAGACAAGAAGATGATTAAGTCTGCTGTTGGTAAGCATGAGAAAAACATGCACCCCGGCAAGACCCCAACCAAACTTCGTGCTGGTGGCAAGACAAACAGCGACATGCTTAAGTATGGTCGCAACATGGCTAAAGTGATGAACCAACGTTCTGTTGGTCGTGGAGGTTAATCATGGCTACAAAAATTTACCGTCAGCCTAAACCTGCTCCTATCCAAGAAGCTGGTGTAGAAGACAACGCTAAGTACTTGCGGGAGACACCTACTAACGTGGCCAACTCTCGTAGCCAAGGCTATAAGCCAACTAAAACCAGCGGCATCAAGATGCGCGGTACAGGCGCAGCCACTAAAGGTCTGATGTCTCGGGGCCCAATGGCATGAATTACGCCGCACTCAGCGCTGCTATTCAAGCGTACACGGAGAACACGGAAGTAGATTTCGTGGCTAATATTCCCGTGTTCGTTCAGCAAGCTGAGCAGCGTATTTACAATACCGTTCAGTTCCCGTCTATTCGCAAAAATATGACGGGCGTGGTATCTACCACTAGTACATATTTGTCCGCGCCTGAAGACTATTTAGCCACGTATTCATTGGCTGTAATTGATGCTTCTGGAAACTACGAGTACCTGCTGAATAAAGACGTTAACTTTATCCGCCAAGCTTACCCCCAAGCTACAGATACAGGACTTCCAAAGTACTACGCTTTGTTTGGCCCCACCGTCAGTGGTAGCACAATCTCTAATGAGTTAACGTTTATTCTTGGCCCTAAACCTGATGCCAACTACACAGTTGAGTTGCATTATTACTACTACCCACAGTCAATTGTCACAGCTTCAACCACATGGTTAGGTGATAACTTTGACTCCGTGCTTTTGTATGGCTCGTTGGTGGAGGCTTACACTTACATGAAGGGTGAGCCGGACATGATGGCGTTATACAACGGCAAATATCAAGAGGCTCTTGCGTTGGCTAAACGTCTGGGCGATGGTATGGAGCGTCAGGATGCTTATCGTTCTGGTCAATATAGACAGGCGGTGACCTGATGGCTCTTGAACAAGGCGCTACCAATGCGTTTGCCACCGGGTTAATGAACGGTGTCTACAACTTTACGTCTGGCTCATTTAAGATGGCGCTGTACACAGGTGCAGCAACACTAGGCCCAGATACCGCTGTTTATACCGCTGGCATGACAGGTGAAGTTGTAGCTACAGGTTACACCGCAGGTGGTATTGCGCTTCCAGTTTCTGTTGTACCAATATCGGCTAACAACGTTAGCTATATATCGTTCTCAAACGTTACTTGGTATGGCCCGCTTACCGCACGTGGCGCTTTAATTTACCAATCAGGTGGCTCTAATCCTACTGTTTGTGTATTAGACTTTGGTTCAGATAAAACGTCTGTTGCTTCGTTTACTGTGCAGTTTCCAACTGCCAATAGCTCTAACGCAATTATTCGCATAACTTAAGGAAACCTATGGCACTTATAAACACCACCAAAGGCGAAATGGACGATTCTTTGCTTGAAAAGAAAGAGGGTTCATTGGATAATGACAATGAATACACAACATGGGTTGAGTATTGGTTGGATAATGAATTGGTACACCGTTCGGTGCACGTTGAATTAAAGAAAGCGGTTGGCCTTTCCGCTGTCGCAGCTTCTTTTTAAAGGAAATATCATGGCAAATACGCAATCAATGTGCACCTCGTTCATGCAAGAACTCTTGACGGCTACGCACAACTTTACAACCGGTACAGGTAATACTTTCAAAGCTGCTCTGTATGAGGCTACAGCCACATATAACGCCGCAACCACTGCTTACAGCACCTCTGGTGAAGTGACTGGTACAAACTATTCTGCGGGCGGTGTAACAGTGACCAACGGGACATCCCCGTTATCTACCAATACATCGTCTACTGCGGGCGTTGCATATTGGACACCTTCAGCCAGTTTTGTTTATACCAATGTAACGTTGACTACAGCGTTTGATGCAGTTTTGATTTACAACTCATCTGCTTCTAATAAAGCAGTTAGCGTTCATACTTTTGGTTCTCAAACTGTTACTGCCGGTACGTTCACACTAACAATGCCTGTTAACGCCACAACCACCGGTTTGCTCCGCTTGTCTACAACCTAATGAGGGCGGCGGGTAATCCCGCTGTGTAGCCATGTTTGGTATCGCCCCGTTTTCCGCTGCGCCGTTTTCCTCGCTTGCGGGAGGGGATACAAACGTTACTGTTGCCCTTACCGGAGTTCAGGCATCTGGCGCGGTAGGCACGGTTGCGGATAATCCGTCAGTAGCTTTAACTGGAGTGCAAGCAAGCGGGGCTGTTGGCTCCGTTGCAATGGGTGAGAGAACGGTTGCGCTCACAGGAGTTCAAGCTGCCGGTCAAACGGGTACTGTTGCAGCCGCAATAACCGAAGCAATTACAGGAAACCAAGCCTCTGGCGCTGTAGGTTCCGTTGCTGTTGGCAACAGAGATATAGCCATTACGGGTGTATTTGCCACAGGTAATGTAGGCACAGTCGTTGCTGAAATTGTTCAAGCTGTTGCCATTACCGGTGTTCAAGCCTCTGGATTGGTTGGATCGGTTGCAGTTGGAGAGCGTACCATTGCTCTGACTGGAGTGGCGGCTGAAGGGTTTGTAGGCGATGTATTTGAGACTCCCGGCGTTGGTATTGCTGGGGTTCATTCTGATGCGGCAGTGGGTAGCGTTGCGCCAGTTGTGCAGATTGCCCTAACAGGTGTTTCGGCTTCTGGTGCAGTTGGGACTGTAGCTGCCGATCTTGTCAAAGCTATTACGGGAGTTGAGGCATCTGGTGCGGTTGGTAGTGTTTTAGCCAATGATAATCAAGCGTTAACGGGAGTTCAAGCCTCTGGCTCGGTTGGGTCGGTTGACAATACAACTACCATTGCGTTAACGGGGGTTCAAGCTAGTGGCGCTGTTGGCTCGGTTACATTTAGCCGTGTTGTAGGAATTACTGGGGTTGCCGGTGTCGGCGCAGTTGGTACACCTACAGCGGGTATTACGAAAGCCTTGACTGGCGTAGCCGCTACGGGCGCAGTTGGATCTGTTACGGGCAGTAAATCGTTTGCTTTGACTGGGGTTCAGGCTTCTGGCGCAGTAGGCAATGTAGTTGGGTTTAAATCATTTGCTTTAACGGGTGTTCAAGCCTCTGGCGCAGTTGGTAATGTTGGTGTATTTTATTGGTCTTTAATTGATGACAGCGAGAACGCAAACTGGCAAAATATCACCAATACCGAATCAGCGGGCTGGGGGTTGATAGATAATGCTCAGACTCCAGCTTGGCAAGCCATTAGCAGTACTCAAACACCGGGTTGGGGATTGATTGATGATGCACAAACCACCGACTGGGAAATTGTTGAGACGGCAAATTAAGGAAACGGCATGGCAATTGTTGTAGCAGACCGAGTAAAAGAAACGACCACTACGGCTGGTACGGGCACTGTTACGCTTGCGGGAGCATCTACAGGCTATCAATCGTTCGCTGTGATTGGTAATGCAAACCTGACTTATTACACAATTGCTGGACAGACTGGCAATGAATGGGAAGTTGGTATTGGTACTTATACATCTTCTGGCACTACGCTGGCGCGTACAACGGTTCTTGCCAACAGCTCTGGAACTCAACCCAGCGCATTAAGTTTTTCTGCTGGTACTAAAGATGTGTTTGTTACCTATCCCGCAGGAGTTAGCTCTACAAATGGTGTGATGGTGCAAAGCACAACGGTAACTCAAAGCACAACAATCAGCACAGGGTCTAATGGTTTATCTGTTGGCCCTGTAACAGTGGTTTCAGGTCAGTCTGTGACAGTGGCTTCCGGCCAAAGGTGGGTGGTTATATGAGCACAATTTCAGCAGGAACAACTACAACTACGGCGCTGGTCAGCACAGCGGATACCACAGGCAATCTGACTCTTACACCTGTCTCTGGGGTAGTGACTGTTAATTCTACTGGCGCTTTGACTTTGCCTGTTGGGACAACGGCTCAACGCCCTACCGCAGTAAACGGGATGCTTCGTTTAAACACTTCAACCAATGTCCTTGAGGTTTATTCAACAAACACAACTTCTTGGGTTACTGTTACTACACTTACAAATACATATAGCGCAAGTTATTTAATTGTTGCTGGCGGTGGCGGTGGCGGTGCGGCTGGTGGTGGTGCTGGTGGACTACTTTCAGGATCAAGCACTTTAACAGTAGGAACAACATATTCATTCACAATAGGTGCGGGTGGAAATGGAAATCCATCATCAGGCAATGCCGCTACCAATGGAACTGATAGCACAGGATTATCACTTACTGCTGTTGGTGGTGGTTATGGAAGTACACAAAACACAAATAATGGCAATGGTGGTTCTGGTGGTGGCGGGTGGGCGTCTGGTGGAACAGTTAAAAGCGGTGGTACTGCAACTTCGGGTCAAGGCTATGCGGGCGGTTCTGGTACTGCTGATGGCGGTGGCGGTGGTGGCGGTGCAGGCGCAGTAGGTGGTAATGGCGCTAGCGGTACAAGTGGTGCTGGCGGTGTTGGAGTAGTAACAACTTTAATTACAACAACACAAGCAACATCTGCAAGTGTTGGTCAAGTTGTTAGCAGTAGCGTTTATTTTGCTGGTGGCGGTGGCGCTGGCTACCCCGGTGCGGCTGGTGGTTCTGGCGGTGGTGGTACTGGAAGAACAGGCGGCACACAAGGTGATGCTGGAACTACGAATACTGGCGGTGGTGGTGGTGGTGGACAAAGTTGGTATGGCGGCAATGGCGGCTCTGGATGTGTGATTATTTCTGTTCCAACAGCTAATTATTCAAGCACTACAACTGGTTCACCAACTGTGGTTACTAACGGCTCAAACACAGTAATGATATTTAAATCTGCTGGTTCATATACAGCGTAAGGAAAAATAATGGCACATTTTGCAGAAATCGGATTAAACAACACAGTGTTGCGCGTTATTGTCGTAAGCAATGACGATTGCAAAGATCAGCACGGCGCTGAGTCAGAAACAATTGGCGCTAAGTTTTGCCATGATTTGCTTGGTGGTGTTTGGTTGCAAACTAGCTATAACGGCAATATGCGTAAGAACTACGCTGGTATTGGCTTTACATACGATTCAACTCGTAATGCGTTTATTGCTCCCAAACCTTTTGCATCTTGGGTTCTCAACGAAACTACTTGCCAATGGAATGCGCCCGTTGCATATCCAATTGATGATAAAAAATACACTTGGGATGAATCTACAACTTCTTGGGTTGAAGCAACCATTTAAGGTGATGTTATGGCAATAACAATAAGCGGTGGATCTGGATCAAGCACAATCAGTGGTCAAACTGATGGTGTTAGTGTTGATGCGACTGGCGCTTTGACATTGCCCGTAGGGACTACAGCCCAGCGTCCCGGTACTCCTGCAAACGGGATGACCCGAATAAACAGCACTACAAACGTGCTTGAAGTTTATTCAACATATAACAGCTCTTGGAATACAGTCTCCACATTTTTAAATCCCCCTCCTTCTGTTGAATATCTTGTGGTTGCGGGTGGTGCGGCTGGTGGTGGTACATCAGGTGGAGGTGGTGGTGCTGGTGGATATTTAACTGCTACTGGACTTTCTGTAACTGCCGGAACATCTTACACAGTTACTGTGGGTGCTGGCGGAACGGGAGTTTCAGCCGCAACTGGTGGCAATGGTTCTAATTCTGTGTTTAGTTCTATTACTTCTACTGGCGGTGGCGGTGGTGGTGGCTGTTCAACTGGTCAAACAAATCCTGCTGTAAGAGCTGG